TAGAGAAAAAAGCCAAAGCTGCTGATGATCTTATATTGATCCAAGAAACCCCTATGTTCTGGATTGGAATGTTTAAAAAGATTATCTTAAACAACCAAGTATTTTACCATCAGCTCAAATCCCACTTGCCACAAGAATTATTAAACGAGATAAGCCAGGGTGATGATTTAGCTGATATGGTAACCTTTTCTAGAGCATGGTTTTATATCTCCAAAGTAAAACTAACCCGTAGAGTAGATGTAGATGCCCTATTTACATTCGCAGATGAAGATCTACTTTATACAACTGAAATGGCACTTCGTTTTTTTGAAAATAAAGAAGAATACGAGAAATGTGCCCACATTAAAAAAATCCAAGACACTGTAAAAAAAATATTGGATAAAGCGTGATTCTACATCACTCTATCATTATATTATTATATAACTAAAAAAATTCGATTATGCGAAACCCAGACTTGGCAGTACAAAAACTTGAAAAACTAGAAGGTAAACTTACCTCTATGGGAGTTTTAATTACCCGCCCCTCAACTACTAAAGAACAATACCAGCAACTTATTGAAGAAGCTCACGATATTATTGGTGATCTTAAAATGATGGTACAACGTCAAGGTTAATTTTAAATTAAAGTTATGAATCTTACAGCAGAACAAATCCAAAACAATTGGAAAGAATTTTTAGGTATCATTGAAGAACATATCTCTTCACCTCGTAAAGAAAAATTATTGGAATTTTATAATCAGTATGCTGAGCGTATTATGCTTATGCCTGCTGCTCATAAAAAAGAATACCATAATGCTTTTCCTGGAGGGTATGTAGAACACGTAATTCGTGTTGTACGTTGTGCTCTAAAACAACACCAATTGTGGGCTGAAGAAGGAGCTGATGTATCTGGTTATACTATTGAAGAGCTAGTATTTGCTGCTCTCAATCACGATCTAGGTAAAATGGGAGATGAGCAACACGAATCATATATCCCACAAACCGACCAATGGCGTAAAGATAAGTTAGGAGAGGACTATATGTTCAACACTAAACTTCCATTTGCTTCGGTTCCAGACCGTGGTTTGTTCATGCTTCAATCACATGGTATCCAGTATACGTTTAACGAAATGCTCGCGATTCAAACACACGATGGTTTGTACGATGAAGCAAATAAGAAATATTTGATGACTTATATGCCAGAACAAAAACCACGTACTTGTCTTCCATTCGTTCTCCACTTTGGTGATATGATGGCTGCTCGTATTGAGTTTGAGCGTGAGTGGTTGCCTAAATTGAAAGGTGAAGTTCCTGCTAAAAATAACTTTAAAATGGAAACCAAGAAGCCTGCTCCAGCAGCTGCAAAACAAAAAGCACTTAGTTCCGTTAGGAGTGAAGGATTAAAAAACCTATTAGATAATCTATGATATATCTCGTAATAATTTTATCACTATTGGTCGTGATCCTAGGATACACGACCTTTAACCTTCTTAAGAAAAATGAAAGAGCTGAAGATATGATTTCATATTATGAAGGTTATATGAAAGAAATAGACGAGCAGATTAAGTTTATAGAAAAAAGAACAAAAGAAATTGATTCTAGAGGCACCTTTGAATCTGATGATGAGGTAGGGTTTTTCTTTCAAAGATTAAAACTATTAGTTGAGCTGTTAGCTACCTATAAAATACAACGATGAGTGATAATATAGAGATTAAGCCTAAAAAGGCTAAGGGGGTACAATACTTTACCCAAGAAACTGAAGATGCTATAGTAAGGTATAATAAATCAACCAATCCTTTAGAAAAGGAAAAAATATATCATAGATATATTCACTATGCTTTCTTTAAACTTACTGAGAATATTATTCATACCTTTAAATTCTATTATACTGAAGTAGAAAATATTGAAGATTTGCAGCATGAAGTAATTACCTTCCTTCTCTCTAAAATGCATTTATATGATCAAAGTAAAGGATCTAAAGCATACTCTTATTTTGGTACAATCGCGAAACGCTATTTAATTATATCTAATACGCGAAACTATAAGCGTAGAATCGATAAAGCCCCAGTAGAAGGAGTAGAGGAAGACGAGCGCCATTCATACGTTATAGACGAGAATACAGCAAGCGACCCACACCAGGATAAACTTTCTATATTTATAGACTTATACACAGAATATTGTACCGAAAATATCTTTGAACTTTTCGCTAAAGATGAGGATGCTCAAATAGCTGATGCTATTTTAGAGCTATTCCGTAAAAGAGAAGACATAGACGTATTTAACAAGAAAGCTCTATACATTTATATTCGCGAACAGGTTGATGCTAAAACACCTAAAATAACTAAAATAGCAAATCAACTGTACGATATATTTAAACGCAACTATATATATTACTTAGAGCACGGTTACGTAGATTTTAAATAACCTAGTATTTATAACTATGAGCCAGTTTGATAAAATAGTATTTGGTAAGAAAAAATTCTCAGATCTTCTAGAGGAGATTTACAATAACCAACAAAGAAAGGATAAGCAGGTAACTGCTCTTATCAAGGAACTTCAACCTATGATTGAAGAAATTGGTGATGCTACTCTTATTGTTCCATTGATTAAAGAATATATGGAAATAGGAGTTAAAAACGATGACCTTTTAATTAAAATGGCTGCTTTAGCACAACGTGCTATGAACAGTGAAGGTGGAGAAAGTGCATTAGGTATTTCAGATGAGGAAAAACAACAATTACTTGATGAAATAAGCAAGTTTAAATCTGAAGAGTAATGCCCGAGTTTGTATATGGCTTAGCAGGGTTAAGTAATGTAGTTGATTCTACAAAACCTAATACAGGTGGGGGGTCTTCTAATTTTACTCCTGTTAGAGTTGTAGATATAATTTTAAATGAAACTCATCCAAGATTTAAAGAAGTAGGAGAATGGAATGGTATAGGTACCATATTTTACCTTAATGTAACAGACCCTACTACTCAAGAAGTATCTTATAATTCTGCTAAACCTGCTTTTTCAAATATTAAACAATTCCCTTTAATAAACGAGATTGTTTACTTATTTACTTTACCTCTACCAAATTCTCAAGAGGAATATAATTCAGTAGGTAATTATTATTTTACTCCTATTAATATTTGGAACAGTCAACACCATAATGCAGTACCCAATGGTTTAATACTAGGTGAAGAACAATCACCGGATTATCAGCAAACCCAAGCCGGTAATGTAAGACGAGTTCAAGATAATGGTACTGAGATATTTTTAGGGAGTACATTTGTAGAAGAACCTAATATTCATCCACTTTTACCTTTTGAGGGTGATTTAATTTATGAAGGTAGATGGGGTAACTCTATTCGTTTTGGGTCTACTGTTACTGGTTCTTCTAATGATTGGTCAGTTACTGGTTCAAATGGTGACCCTATTACTATAATTCGTAATGGGCAAAATCCTAATATATCTACTGATGGTTGGGTTCCTACTGTTGAAAGTATAAATGGAGATCTATCTTCTATATATCTTACAAGTACTCAAAAACTCCCCTTACAAGCTTCAAGTACAAACTATAATAGTTACTCTTCTAACCCCCCAACAACCCCTAATCAATTCGCGGGTAAACAACTTATACTTAACTCAGGACGTTTAGTATTTAATACTACAACTGATCATCTTTTACTTACTTCTAAAAAGTCAATTAATTTAAATGCTATAGAAGGAGCTTATATAGATACACCAAATGTAGTAATGAATTCAACTTCAATTAAGTTAGGCTCAAAAGATGCTACAGAATCACTTATGTTAGGTGATAAAACTGTAGCACTTTTAAGTGATGTGCTTGACCAACTTATCTCAGTGGTAAATGATTTAGGTCAATTAGCTGTTAAACCTATAGTAGGGGGTGCTGCCCCTGATCCAAAATTAATAGCAACCACCGCAAAAGCTAAAATAAAGCTTACTAATTCAAAAAATAAGCTTAATACTTTATTATCTAAACAAAATAAAACAATATAATGGCTTTAGGAAACGTTATAGGAGGATTAGTTAGAAATGCAGCTACTTCATTAGTAAACTTTGAATTAGCTATAGATCCTATTTTAGAACGTTTGCAACAAGCCTGTCCTCCTAAAGCTGAGTTAGAAGCTATAATTAGGCAAAAAAATTCTATAACCACCGCCTTAACGCAAACCCAAACGGCTTTAACTACAATGGTTCAAACAGGACAAACTGTTACAGGTATCATTAATGTAACAGATATAGCAGTTAGAGTTCTTAAAAATCTCCCTTTACCCACTTCAGTTCCACCTGGGGTAGGTATACCTGTTAGTGTTATTAACAGATTTACTGATACTTTAATTAAACTATCAGATCTAATTAAAACTAATAGAGGCATAGTATCTTCTATTGCTCCGGCAGTTCAATCACTTAATAGTGATATTCAAACTATTTTAAATAAATTAGCTCAATTAGATACTTTATTAGCAGGGTGTTTAGAAGAAGAAACTTCAGGTTTAACTGATGAAGAAAAAGAAGCATACTTTACTAGTTTAGGTATAAATTTAAGTGCTTTAGACACCACTTCTTCCCCAGAAGCTAATATAGTAGGAGGTCAAGCTTTAGAGGATAGTTTAGCTCCTAATTCAAATAATCCTTTAGTTTATAAGGATTTTAAATTTGTACTTGAAAACGATAAAGAAAATACATTATCATTTCCTCGTAGAAGAATAGTAGCAACTCGTATTACAGATGCTGTTCAAATTGTAGGAAACTATTCATTTAGTGCAAGTACTCAAATCCTAGTAGATGAGATAAAATTTCAAATAGATAAATATTTAAGTGAACAGTTAACAGTAGCAGCTGCTCCTAATGAAAGAATCGCATTTACAACAGAATTACTTTAATTTTCAATATTTATAACAGATGAAACCAAGTGAATTAAAATCATTTATTAAAGAAGCAGTTAGAGAAGCTATCCAAGAGGAACTAAAAGATATCCTTTTGGAAGCAGTTCGTGCTCCTAAAGCCCCAATCATCGAAACTCCTGTTGGAGTAGGTGGTTATGGAACAGTAACTACAGGTACTCCACTCCCAGCTCAATCAAGTGCTACATCAGCAGCTGAAAAGAGAGCCATGATGGAAAGTATTATGGGTGATATGAGAAGAGGGCAAGATACCCTTAACTTTACTACCCAAAATATAGCAACCAATACTTTACAAGTAGCCCCAGGTATGAACACTGCAGGTGAGGGCTCTTCTTTACCAGCAGGTAATGTAGGTTTAGATATGATTATGGGTCTAATGAATAAAAAATAATGGCAATCTTTATAGGTAGAAAATATCCCATTGATACTCAGCCTGCTAAAGCTGTTGGGGTTGCTTTACCTTTTAATGGTGCTGCTGTTTTTAATTCTAACTATACTACTCGACAACAGATTAATTCTAATCTTGTAAACTTTTTTTTAACTAATAGAGGAGAAAGAGTATTAGATCCTACTTATGGAGCTAATTTAAGAGCTACTATTTTTGAACAAATTACAGAAGGTAACTTAGACGCTTTAAAAGCTAAAATAGAAACCGATTTAGCTACTAACTTCCCAGATGTAAGATTAGCTAATTTAGAAATTTTAGGAAACGAAGATTTGAACTCAATTCAAGTCAACATAACCTATACAGTTATATTATCCGGAGAAACTGATACAGTTAGTTTAAATTTTAACCAATAATGGCTGAAAACAAAAATATAAATTATCTAGCAAAAGATTTTACAGTTCTAAAGCAACAGCTTATAGACTATGCTAGAACTTACTTTCCAAATACCTATAATGATTTTACACCTTCTTCTCCGGGTACCATGTTTATCGACATGGCTGCTTATGTAGGTGATATTTTATCATTTTATTTAGACAACCAAATCCAGGAAAACTTTTTACAATATGCTAGAGAAGAATCAAATCTTCTTACTTTAGCTTACATGTTAGGTTATAAACCTAAAGTAACTAGTCCTGCCGGGGTTGAACTCACATTTTACCAACAAGTTCCCGCTAAATTATCGGGTAGTGTAACTGTACCTGATTTTGATTATGCTTTAAAATTAGCTGAAAATGCCTCTATTGGGTCTACATTAACAGGCACTCCTTCATTTTTAGTACAAGATCCTGTTGATTTTTCATTTTCAAGTTCATTAGATCCTACAGTTGTAAATGTTTTTCAAATTACAAACAATCAACCTAGTAAATATCTTTTAACCAAAACTAGAAAAGCAATTTCAGCTACTATTAATACTACAACATTTACTTTTGGCTCTCCTCAACAATTCCCAACAGTTGAAATTAATGATAGCCAAATTATTAAAGTGTTAGACATTGTTGATAGTCAAGGAAATGTTTGGTACGAGGTAGATTATTTAGGACAAGATATGGTATATGAACCATTACAAAATGTAAATACAAACGACCCTAATTTCTCCTCAGACCAATCTCAGGTACCATATTTACTTCAATTAAAAACTGTACCTAGAAGATTTGTAACTCGTTTTAAAGATTCAGATACTTTACAATTACAATTTGGTGCTGGGACTGTTTTAGATTTTGATGAGCAGGTAACTCCCAACCCAGACAACGTAGGTATAGGTTTACCTTTTGAACAAGATAAACTTAACGTAGCTTATTCTCCTAATAACTTTATGTTCACAGACAGCTACGGTATAGCCCCGTCTAATACCACTTTAACGGTAAGATATTTAACAGGCGGTGGGGTATCATCAAACGTACAAGTAGGTGTTTTAAACACACTATCTAACGGTAATTTAAATTTCTTACAATCTAATTTAAATGCTGTAACTGCCCAAGATATATTTGATTCATTTGCAGTTGATAATTTAGTTGCTGCTTCTGGTGGTGGTGATGGTGATTCAATTGAAGAATTAAGACAAAACTCAATTTCTCAATTTAGCTCACAACTTAGAACCGTAACTCAGGATGATTATTTAGTTAGAGCTTTAAGTTTACCTTCTCAGTATGGCCAAATAGCTAAAGTATACACTACACCTCAAAAAGCAAGTGAAGTAACAGCTAATGAAAGAATAACATCATTAGATCTTTACACTTTAGCTTACAACAATCAAAAACAATTAGAAGTACCTTCTACAGCCCTTAAAAACAATCTTAAAACCTACTTATCTCAGTATCGTATGATAAATGATACTGTGAATATTAAAAATGGTTTTATCATTAATATTGGAGTTAATTTTGATATAATTGTACTTCCAAACTTTAACTCAAATGAAGTTATAGCAGCCTGTATTGTAGCTTTACAAGCTTTCTTTAATATAGATAACTGGCAGATTAATCAACCTATTATCTTAAGAGATTTGTATAATATCTTAGATAGAATACAAGGGGTACAAACTGTAAAGAATATTGAAATTGTAAATAAAGCAGGAGTTAGCTTAGGATATTCTCAATATGGGTATGATATACAAGGAGCTACAGTAAATAACATAATTTATCCTTCGGTTGACCCTTCAATATTTGAAGTAAAATATCCAAACAGTGATATAATTGGTCGTGTAGTAACTTTCTAAAAGGTATATTTATAAATAAACCATGGGACTACGAGACAAATTATTAAACGGTGATTCTAATATATCTTTAAAAGGATTAGACCCAGTTAATGCTGTTCAAATCCCATTAGATAGGACATTTGATCGTACTAATTTAGATATGGAAAACCCTCTACCTTCAGGGGGCCCTATAACTAAAGGATTACCATATTCAGCAACAATAGGACAAGAACAAGTATTTTTTCCAGGGCAAACCTTTACCTCTAAAAACACTTACATTGATTATGTAAATTCTAGAGGACTTTCTCCTGCTGGGGCTTTGCCTAGAGTAGTAGGAAGACCAAGTGAAGGTGCAATTGGAGGAACCGGAAGAAGAGGAGGTTAAAAATGGCAGTATATAAAATATTCCCCACCCAAGACGCTACATTATATTCCCTATTCCCAAGTATGAATACGGGATTAGATGAAATCATTGAAGCTACCACAACAACATTTGCATATTCAGATCCCAATCCACAAACTAGTAGATTTGTAATTCAGTTTGATCAAGCTACCATTAATGAAATTATTAATGATAAAGTTCTTCCTGTAACTAATTCTTTTAAGGCTACTTTAAATTGTTACATAGCCACAGTTACAGGTTTAGGTACTGCTTCTGTAGTAGAAGCTTGGCCTTTAGCTAAGTCTTGGAATATGGGTACTGGTAAGTATCTTGATAGTCCTATTACTTCTAATGGATGTAGTTGGCAATTTAATACTTATTCAGGAAGTACTCAATGGGTTCCTAATGGAGTTGTACCTTCGGGACCTATAACAGCTTCTTGGAGTGGAAGTAATTATGGTGGTGGAGTTTGGTTTACAGGATCAATTAACCAAGTTTACAATGTTACTCAATCTTTAGCATATGGGCAAGATTTAGATTTAAATTTTAATGTTACATCTATAGTAAGTGATTGGTATAGTGGTAGTAGGGGTGACATACAATTTGCTAACTATGGTTTTATTGTAAAGCAAACCGGCAGCCAGGAATTTGTTAACGATCCTAATCAACAAGTAGAATTAAAATACTTCTCAGTTGATACTAATACTATATACCCTCCACTTTTAGAATTTAAGTGGGATGATTCAGTATGGAACACTGGTTCTTCAACTCAAACTATTATTACTAGTTCTGCTTTATATGCTTCATTAGATAATAATGAAGGAGTATTCTATCCTGAAAGTGTTCAGAGATTTAGAGTAGATTGTAGACCTCAGTACCCTGCCCGTGCCTTCCAGACTTCTTCTATTTATACTATCAATTACTATTTACCCTCAGGTTCATCGTACTGGGCTATTAAAGATTTAGATACGAATGAATATGTTGTAGACTTTGATAGTTTGTATACCAAGATAAGTGCAGACACTTCTAGCAGTTATTTTGATATACACATGAATGGTTTGCAGCCTGAGAGATATTATAAGATTTTAATAAAAACAACTGTAGCAGGAACAACTCTAGTATTAGACAACAATTATTATTTTAAAGTAGTAAATGGCTGAGAGAATTAACTTAAATAAAAATGTCTTTAATAAACAAGATTTTTTAAATACAGTGAACACTTCGTTCACTCAGTTAGTTCCTCCTACAGCTTCAGTTGTTCCAACATTTACAGTAGACGATTTTTTTGTACAGTACGAAAATTTATTTTTTCAAATCCCAAAAGAAGGAGATATTAATTCACATCAATATTTAGTTGAACGAAGTGGAACCTATATCGAGTTCAATAGAGTAA